GTTGTAGAAGGTACGTGTCGCCACTCTTAGTCGCTTCGTTGAGAAGTTCCTTGTTGCTTTTATAGACCGGGATATCCCGAGTGGCGTTCAGGAAATCGGTCATCGTGTAGATATCAGGCATCGCTTGCTATCCCGTTAATGACAACGAGCGCAGGCGTCTGGAGATCTCTTGTGGGTCCATTCCCTTGTTGAGCATGTCACGGGCCATCCCGTAGGCGTCTCGTGGCGTAACAACCGCCGGGCTTGCCGAACCGGTCGATTCCGTTTTCATAACGCCAGACGATTCTTTTTGGTACCTGTTGGAGATCCGACGCTGCATGTCGTCTATCGTTTCTTTACGAAGGACTAACGCGGACGCATCCCGGACAAGCTCCGACAACTCAATGCCGCCGTCTTCACCCCTGTAGGTGTCACTTCCATTGGCAATGAGGCCGGATGCCTTGTCGTAAACGCGTTTCCGCACGACAGGATCTCTAAGCTGGGGGATGTCATGCGAACAGTCTGAGCAGGCCATCTGGAATTGATTCTCCCAGTACGCCGCCTTCATCGAATCCAACTGTCCCCGCAAGTCGTTAATAGACTCGTTCTGGACAGACTCGATCGACTGGGCGACGGAAGCCGCTACGGTTTTGCCGTAGTCAGACAAGACAGCCGATATCGATTCGGCTGCCTCTTCGCCGTACGTTTCCTGCAACTTAGAGAGCAACGTGGGATCAGGCTTCAGATCGAAAGCAGGCTTGGCCTTTGACTCCGGTTGCCCGGTAGACAGTTCGGCCTGGTGCTTTTCGAAATTGTCCTTCCACTGGTTGTACTGATTATATACTCGCTGCTGGTCGTCTTGCGCCTTTTTGGCGCGACGGCCCATTTCAACGATTCTCTGCGGGTCAAGACCCTCGATCACATCCTCGGGGTACTGGTACCGGCGAAGCGCGTGGACCGCGTCCTTGAATTCTTTTGATTCACGGTCGATCCCGGTCTGCGTGCCGCCGGCCTCCTTCTCCTGGACTCCTCCCGCGTCACCTTCCAGAGGTTCTCCTGGCACGCCGCCGGTTCCGGGCTGGTCTTGGGCTTGGCCCTCTGGCTGGGCCTCTGGCTGGGACTGGCCACTGGCCGAAGAGAGCAACCCGTCTATCGCCTTCCTGTGTCTTTCCCGCAGATCCTGCTCGGACACTTCCACAGGCGCCGCCGATACCGTCGATGATCCTTCGTTCGTCTGGCCCGCTTCAACCGGCTCAACCGGCTGGGTCGCTTGCTCGCTCATATCAGTCCTCGGTTCTTTCGACGTACCCCATGGCCCGTGCCGAACGCTTGGCCGAGCGGTTGCTTGAATAACACGGGGTACCGTCTTTTAGATAGGTGTCGGCGTGGGGAGCCCATTTGGGCGCCGTATAGGACGGGGTAGGGCGGGGCGCGATGACGTTGACCGACTCTACAACCCTATACGCATTACGGCCGTCGATCTTGTAGGCCACGCCAAATTTAGGGGGCTTCGACATGGGGAAGTCCTTATAAACCCGCCCGCCATCTTCCGTTTTAAAAGCGTAAGTGGCCATGTCAAAAGTAGATGATACTGATTCTTACTTTCAATTTCAACAAGCGTGGGCACGGGGCTGGGCATAGGGTCGCATCAATCGACGATGGTGATCCCGCCGTCCACGGGCTTGACCGCCTTCGGGGGCCTTCCGCGGCGTTTGCGGGTAGCTGCGGTAGGCTGCGGTGCGGCTTGCGGTTGTGGGATCTCGGCCGAGTGCTCGCCGCACCAATAATTAGCCGAGACAGTCTGCTGGGACGGATACCTTCGGCAGGATCCCATGGCCATCGCGTTATTGATTGGGCGGAAGAAAAACCGACAGTTAGCGCAAGAGTTGCTCATGTCAAACCTTTATAGCGTCCGCATTTAGAGAGGCTCTGGATCGGGCTGCTGAAGTGGCTGGGCCTTCGATGGATACGGGCGATTTTTCGGGTGGGCTGATCGGTATTCGACGTGGTTCTTGTGACCCGGCTATTTCGGCCTGGCCGGCTTGTGACGCCACTCCCATGTCGATGTAATCGCCGATGTTCTCGTCGTTGTTGTCCTGGCCGTAGTCGTCGAGGATCCGCTGCCATTTCATCCACGGGGTTTGCGGGACGATCGGGGCTAGGTTGGTCAGTGTTACGAGCCGGTCCTGGCTGCGGCGCTGGAGAACCACGTCGGACGTATGGCCCATGGAACGGGCGACGATGTCGACGTTGAGCTGGGCGAATGGGATGGGGAAAGGTGGTCCGCCGACGAATTCGCCGGCAAGTCCGTCCTGCTCGGCCTCCGGACCAAGCGCGATCCTCACGAAGTGGCTGTGCCAGATGTACCAGGCAACGGTCCTGATCACCCGAGACATGGCGTCAGAGAATTCCCTGGCGATGTACTCGATCCGGTCGTCTGTGGCCTGCGCCGCTTCTGCCGCAGCGGTGGCCGTTACCCCCTTCTGGGCGAATCCTCGCTGGGCCTGATCCAGACCTAGCTTCCGGTACAACCCGTTTCTGGACTGCTCTCGATACTCGTACTGCTCGGGCGTCACCCCGCCGACCTTGACGGGTTGCATCCCCGAGTTGGCCAGGTTGGGCACCTTGAATACCTGCCCGTGCTTGAAGTTGATCAGCTGGTTGTAGGCGTCGGGGTTGCTGCTGTCGACGGCCACGCCCTCTTTGTACATCGCTGCGCCCCTGGCGATTGCCGCGGCGTGTGCGTTGATGTCTTTGAGCTCGTCGACGATGGCCATCAGGGGTGATAGCGGGTACAGGTTGTCGCCCACGTAGTAGGCCCCAAACTCCACATAAGGCCCCCACCGTGGTCCAAAGTACGGTCGCGGCTTGCGGACGTATTCCGACTTCCTCTTGCCGTCCGAACCGGATCCCACGGCCAGCGTGTAGAGCGAGCCGTTGAACTCATCGGCATCGCCAAGGTCGCCCTCGGTCTTTTCGGGCACCCAGAACTCGTACAGCAGAACCTCGTCTCGGCCAGGACCGCTCTTTGACTTTCCGTAGTAGCCATCAATCCCAGCGTCCGGCGATATCTCCTCGATCTTTTCCGTGTTCCATCCCTCGTCCGGTCGGCTCTTGGCGATTTTCTTTAGATCCTCCTTGTCCATCGTGTACATGTGACCCTTGAACCGGCACTCACTCCAGTCCATCGCCTTAGGGTCACAGAAGTAGTGCCGCGGAGACAGACGCATCGGCATCGGGACCATGAGTTGCACCTCTTGACCACGGCCACCGTATACCGGCAGCATGGTCGTGAGTATTACCCCGTAGCCCGTGAGCATGTCTTGTGCGACCCGCTTCTGCTTGCTACGCATGTCCACGTCGCGGAGGTGCTTGTTTGTGGCGTGCTCAAGGCCAGACACAGACGCGCGGATCTCCGGGTCGCGTTCGGTGGAAGTGATGCGCGCCTTCGGTGCGTTGAATGCCAGCCTGGGCAGTACGGTGCTCGAATACTCGAACGGGTGATTCTCGGGGACAACTTCCAAGATTTCATCGCTGTAGCTGTGGCTCAGCAGCATCTCTTCGACCTTCTCGGCTGCCTTGCGTCGTTCACCGGCAAAATCGATCGCAGCCCTCACCTCGTCGAACATCTTGGATGGGTTGTCTAGTGGCAGCATGTTGTCACCTAAAGGGGTCGCTAGGACGTGTTGATTCCGAAGCGACCATGTCGTGGATGTACCCGAATTGGTTCTCCGAGAACTGCGGCATTGCCGGCTGGAATCGAGGCGCCTCGTCACAGGCCATCAAGCCCAATGCGTAGGCGATCACCCGGTCACCGTGCGCGGCCTTTGCACCGCTTGTCGCGTCGCTAACCAAGCCGGGCCCAATACTTCCGTCGTCATAATAGATGTAGTCTACCGCCTCGTCTAAGCCGACCGAGGACTGGATCTGGATTTCCTTACGGCACAACGATGAGTGAAGATCCGTCAATGCGGCCAACTTGCGTGGCCGGGTGCTGTGCCAGCCGTACTCTTTGGTCCGCAGGTCGCCGGCTGTTCCGGTCCTGCGCTGCCAGTAAACGAAGTTGTAGTCGTGCCTCAGGACGTCTTTGTAGAACCCCTCACCGGGTCCGTTTGACTCCCACGCCATGAACGCTTGTCCGATCTGTCCGCCGAACGCTTTGTCGGACATGCCCACGCCACAAGCCACTTCGGCTAACTCGTGGGGAAGGATGTTGGGGTTGACGTACTCGGCCACGAGCCGCCTCGACTCCCGATCGAATACCGCAATCACCGAGTTGCTCGAGCCCTTGCCGGTCGAGATATCGATCCCCATCGCGTAGTTCGACGTCCGCTTGGCCAGATCGTCTGGGCCGATCCACATGTGCCAAGAGCCATTGTCTACCGGCAGCAGGCGACCGCCCGACCACTCGTAACGCACCGGATCCCTTGCGTGTTCCCGGCGGTGCTCATCGATCACCGATCCAGAAAAGAACGAGGAAGCCACGTCTGCGGGAACTGCTAAGAACAACTCGTCGAAAACCGGTTTGGGGAGCCTGGCTTTCTGTTCGGCGATGTAGTCGGCGCTCAAGATCCCGGCCTCGACCGCGTCGTAACACGTCAGTTTCGCGTAAGCAGCCTTGGGTATGACACCGGCGCGGACTTGAGCCCCCAGCTTGTACACCCAGTTAGACTGACCCTTGACGTTGCCG